GAGCGAGCCACGTTTGGTGATGAGCAAACAAACCGAGCGAGGAGATGACTTGTGGCTACTGATACTAGGGGTGGGTTCCTAGTGGTGCTATAAAGTAGCGATGTACGGCATTCGATCATTGCAGTAGGGCTCTGGTGGCTAGTTTGCCCTTATCTGCTTGTGTGCTGCTTCTTCTTTGCCCCGAACTTGAGTACATCCGGATCTTGGACTCGGAGCTATTCCGCAGGGCCGATTCTCTGTCAACTCAAGAGCCTCCAAAGGAAGTTGAAAGGGTTGAGGAGCCACGGGTGCTGCCCCCGATACCCAGGGAAAAGCCTCCCCGGCCTGTCGAGCCTCTAATTAACTACATTTTGCCGAACTTTAAGCTGGATTGAATCGATTATTTTTTTCGAGACATGAAGGCAGCGGCCCCGAAGTAAGCTGAAACGACACCAGCCATGCCGATATAAAATAGGCTGAATAGGTCAGATAGGGCCTTAATCCGTGAATCCGGAAAGATTGGCAGGAAGACCATGGCGGTAAAGACCAGCATGGCGATCATGGCAACCCAGGCCATCCTTCTCTGAGCATCCTGCTTCTCATGCATATCAAGGGCGGCTGACGCCACTAGTTCGCTGTCGGAGACAATCCCATCCCCATCAAGGTCCAATGGGTTGTACTTACTGCCGCTCTCTAATTTCTTCTGAACCATGGGGATACCCGATAAAACCAAACTCATGGGCATTCTACGCTAATTGATGAAAATCGAAAAAAGCGTTTTGTTTAAATTTTTGAAAAAAATATTTTGCTTATGTTCAATGACTTATTTTGAGGACCAGCCCCAAACACGCGGAATCAGGCGGTTTCGGTCAATTTTAAAAATCGGGTGTGGTATACTTAGTGTGCTACCTGTTCTTTGACATTGTGAATATGAAACCGCGTTCGATGCGGGACTTAGGAAAGTCGTGGGCCTCCAACCTTGGAGAAGTCTATGACAAAGTCATTATTTAGCTCACTGCTAGGTGAGGCGCTTGGAGTTTCCAAGCCGAAGACAAAGAAAAAAGATATCTACGCGACAGCCAGAGCAAAGGCCAAGCGGATTGCCAAGAGGATCGGTGTCGAAATTGAGATTTGCCGGATAGGTCGGGACATCGACTACGACGTGTTTCCGTCAAAGGGCATTGAAGACCCCTTCGAGTACGGCAGACACATTTGTTACGACTGGAACGAAGTGCTCGAAATGGTCGAGGTCTACGAGAAAATGGTGGTCGGAGTGAAAATAACCAAAGCTATGGCACGGTCGATTGCCAAAACCATCGACAACGCCGGGAACCTCGACTGGCATGCGATCAGGGACCATGTAGACACAGCAACGTCAGGTGAACTCGACGCCTTCAAACTCGACATGATGACCGACTGGGTTGTCGAGGAGTGCGACAAGAAATAATCAAGTAACAACAACCACGGCTCACGGCTTTCCTAATTCCTGTAAGCGGATTGAATTTTGTGGTGATTATGGGTGGGGGATACGCTACGCGGCTAAATCTGTGTCAACCCCACCCAGGGGGGTACGCAATAATAAATCACTTGACCCGACAGAAAGGCTAGGGTCTTAGGGTACCTTGACCCCAAGCCCCAGCCCCTCGGTTGGATTAGAAAGTTAGTTGTTGGAACACAATCCAGAGTCCATAGCAGCAAACCAAAACACCGCATGGAATGTAGATCGACATTACCGTTCTGAATATAAAACGGTTGCGCCGTCTCCTGGCTCTACTGTTCATGCTTCAACCTTCTGCTTGCTGTTATCGACGACGAGTCGATCTTCCTCATCTGCATCTTCTAGCCAACTAACTAGGCCAAACTCACCAACACTTAATATGCCGATCAGTATCGGGATGTCGTAAGGATTTACCGGGCTACTGGACATATCCTCGCCGTCGTAGAATCTCCCTGCGTATCTCTCTTGCAATTCACGATCTTGCTTCCAGCGCCGCTGCCATTCAGCTTCGTGATTGAAATGTTCCGGAGACACCTTTGCGAACTTGCCAACCCTTCGGTTGATGTCGCGTGTCTGATGTTGGACCAGCGTCACACCAAGTCCTGTCGGCTGTATTAAAAATGTAACTTTCATTTTCTTATCCATTCTTAGTTAGTGGGGGCGAACACTGCGCCCGCCCCCGTTTCGTTAATCAGTAAGACTGTCGGAATAGGCTAGCCTAAGATGACGGAACACGATTGCCTGAGCCGCGTCGAGTCCCAGGCCATTGCCGAGAACCTTTCCAGCGCCGCCCGCCATTTCCTCGAAGCCACTGCTCGCGACAACCGAGGCCTTGTCCGCCTCGTCCACGATAATGTCGCCGACGCTCACGCTATGCATTTGGCCAACCGTTAAGACTTCGCCGCCCTCGTGATTGCCGAAGACGAAAGCCTCGTCGAGGTTTCTTGCTGGGATTACCGCCACCGGGACGTACATGTCCAGGCGCTTTAGAGCGCCCTTCGACACGCTGCCCTCGGGCTGAAAGCCTCCCATCATTTCGGCGGCATCGTCTGCGTTCTCGCGGTAGTCGATCTGGAAGACTCGGTAAGTTTCTTTTTTCAGCATTTTCTTATCCCTTCTTGGTTTGGTGGGGGCCAGCACCTTGCCAGCCCCCGGTTGATTGCTCAGTGAACAAACGTGGCGCGGAGCGTGTCGCAACTAACGCGATGACCCAGGACGGCAGCGCCCACACCCTTAACCGCGTGCGTTCCCTGGGGGAGGGTTCTTACCTCGACTTCGGAAAGTTTCGCCCGAGCCTCTGCCGCGACAGACGCTCTGTCGAGGAACTCAAGTTCCTCACGAATTTTCAAGGGAGCGTCCGCGATCAGGCCGTTGATGATCCCGGCACGTTTGCGCCGAGCGGCTGCGGCCTCGGCCTTATTCTCCAGCCAATCGAGGGTGAACTTGCCGAGGCGGGTATTCATTTTTAGGTTCCAGATATTAGCCATTTGATCTTCTCCAAGGTTGCTGGGGTAGCTACCCCCGTTTGTCTCTAAGCTAGGCTTAGCTTATCGATCTACACACGACTTGTCTACTACTATTAATGCACCCAGATAAGGCCAGATCAGGCCAGGATAAGGGGGTTTAGAGGAGGGGTAGGAGGGCCCAGGGGCCAGAGCCCAAGACCCAAGGCCCAGGAACCGAACCCCAGACCCGACCCGACCCGACAGCATCGAACCCGACCCGACCCATCCCGACCCGACAGCCCGACCCGACACAAAAAAAGGGCCCGCACGAGGCGAGCCCAATTTTCAGTGTGTGACCCGACTACGCAGCGCGGGCCATGTTTTGCAGGTTGGCAATCCAGACCACGGCGCGGTCCTGGCGACCCTCACCTAACGCGAGCGGGTCAGTGTTTTGCCGACGACGTACCGAAGGCATTGCTTCCGCTGTATTGCGTGGCGTTGACCATGCGGTTACAGCCGAAACGAGGGACCATAGAGTCTGACCGCGATCTTCCGACTCTTGTTCGAACTGCGACATAAGCAACTCAAGTTCGTTTCGAGGCGTCTGGAACACTGGCGAGCGTTTGTCCTCTTTCGCGTGCTCTTTTACCGCCTTGAGACCCTTTAGCAATTCGCGAGCGGTCTTCGCCGTGATCTTCGTGTCCGCCCATTTCCGGATGATATCGGCCTGCTGTTGGGCCTCCACCATCGCGGTGGCAATTTGATCGGGCGATACCCGGAACATGGTGTCTTCGGCGTGGCGGGTATGTTTCGCCTTAAAAACTTCGGCCAAACTGTTAAAGATCATCCCATTGTCACAGAAGTGATCGAACATCGCGACCGCAACACTTGTGCCGGTAGAATTGTCGTAACTATTCCGAAGGAGAATCTCAAGCGATACCTTGGTCTCATGGTGTTTGCCGAGTTGACGAATACTAAAGCAAAGATCCTTCAGAACGTAACGGACACTCCAGCGCCCGCCGCTACGTCCGCCTTGGGTCGGGATAATATCCAGTTCACCATGGTATCCACCCTCGCGGATAGAGCCCTCCATCATGTCATGCGCGACCCGATTTTGGATCACCTTGTAACTAGGCGACACGGTGCCGACGCATTGGGCAGCGTCAAACAATCCTACGTGGGAAGCTTTGTTGCCCTGACCGTCGAATAGCTCCCGGCGATCAATTGGAGCGACAAAACGCGCCATGTTATCCGGGTACTGGTTCAGAACCGGGAGGCGCATGGTGGGGGCGGTGGAGGTCCAAGGTGATAGTGCTACTACGTTGGTCATTTTCGGTATCCTTTTATGTCGTGCCGGGCATATCGCCCACCCTGATAATAACACCATCCCCACACGATAAGCAACATATTCTAGCTAGAAAATAACGCACACTTCCAGGCCCAGGCCCATGCCCATACCCACCATGCCCACGAACCCCCATATGCCCTACCGCATGGGACCAAGTGCCCTACCAAGCCCCGACCCGACTCCCGACCCGACCCGACTATTATCCCGACCAAAAAAAAAGGCCCCGACTAAGCGAGGCCCCGACTCCCGACTCCGTAGTCGCTATAGGAACGTATAGTCATCGTCATGACGTAATAGGACGACTTCGATTCTGTGATCGACTCCGCCTACATGGCGATAGTTAACCGGGTCGTCAGTTTCTTCCGTATCGAATCCTTCCGTTTGAATCCAGCGCATGAAAAGAGACTTCGCGCTTGCACGGGCCTCGCTTTCTGTCGCGAAAACTTGCGCGTTGCCTTGCCGCTCACCATCCTTGAACAGAAGCATAGGTTTGAATCCCATTACTTTACCCTCTCAATAATAACGTGGGTTGAGCTTTTAGGGTCATAGCATGCCATGCAATCGCGGCATTTCTGACCTGTGCAGTTTTCGTTTTCGTGCGGTTTCGAAATGTTATTGAATGCCTTATCAAACCACGCGGGCGGTTTGGTCATTATCTTGTCAACTATCGGATTAGAATAAACGAGAATGAGATTCTCCGGTTTCCCGTTCGCTTCGCAATACTGGCGGATTAGTTGGTGCCGCTTAGTCCACCAAGAAAACCGCGCTTGTGGGTTCTCGCGAATGATTCGCATTACGTTGACTACATAGTCCGCGTTGACTATCTCGCCGTGTCCAGAGATTCGGACATATTCTCCGGGCTGGAATCTTTTTCTGCCTTTGCCCGCAAGCTTAATAACATCGTCAGGATTCCAAGGTTGAGACAAAACATCCGTGTTGCGTTGCAATGCGGGAACCGTGTTAGCCCGGTATGCCTTTAGCATTTCGTGGGAATAACACGAGCGGCAAATAACGTCAGCGCGGGCGTTCTCGTACATCTTGAGGCAAAACGGGTTTGACCGTGTGTTGCTATTGATAGCCCGGAAGCTTTCTAACTTGCCCGTCATTGTCGAGGCGTAGACTTCGCGTTGCATTTGATAACCCTCCAAGGTCATTAACTACGCGAAGAGTAACACAAGCAACATGCCCGGGCAATAGTTGTTTTTGCCCTAGTTATCGCGTCGATTTGGACGAATACAACCATAGGTAGGTATATACCCGGTCCTAGAGGCCATTCCCGCCCAGTTGTTCAACCAAAGGTTGTATCCAGAACCCGACCCCGACAACCCGACCCCGACTGAAAAACCCGACCCCGACCCCGACACATCCCACCAGGGGGGCAAAAGTGTAGACCCGACCACCCCGACAACCGCAGTAACCCGCCATTCCCGACCCGACTAGGTCAGCAAGGGTGTCTATTGTTTCACGTGAAACTTGTTTGGGGGGAGAAAGGGAGAAAGAGTGGGAATTCGCTATTCCCGACCTATGGATACGACTCGACTCTCTCTATCTCTCTTATGGGTGTTTAGTTGTATTTGGGGTTACCAGGGCGGGGTTGAGCACACAGGGGATTGCTTAGGGTAGCCGCCGCTTTTTGGCGCTTCAGGTCTTAAAGATGTCTTCAGGATGTCAGGCGCTCCCCATCCATTAACATTCGTCAACATGGGGTTTTATTAGGCGCTGGGTTCTGCCGGTACAGTATCAATCAAGTTAACTCAGCAGATGTCCCATAGTATACCAATTCAGGCCAAATTGTTAAGGCTTTAGTCCTACTTGTTAAGCCGCCACACTTTTATCTCCCTAGCGTGGTTACTGGTCCGCCTCGACTTAATCCGCCTCCCGGTAAACTCCCACTCCTTACCTCGGAAAAGACTTCCAGTGGCTGGCCCCAAGCTAAACGGTAATCCCAGTCGCTTTAGCTCCCGTCCAACGTCATCAGCAGATACACACCGGTCAGGGGTCTTCAAGGCAATCCGCCTCGCTATTTCCCGTGCCTCCTCAAGAGGAGTTACCGCCTTGGCCTCGGCGCGACCCATGCCCTCGTACTTGAGCCTTAAACTTTCCTCATAATCAAATAAGTCAGTCATGCTTACTTTCCTTTCTTCCTTGATTTTTCCAAATGCCGGTTATCGCTTGCCCTAATTGCCGTCAAATTGGCTGTCTCTCGGGCAAGACCGTACTCCAAGATCTCGATCCTTCGGTCTGCATCCTCCTGCCTCAGTTTACCAGATTTCACTAGCTCTGGGTAAAGTCTGCGACGGGCCTCTAAGTCTCGCTCGTACTCTTGGACAATCTCGCTAAGAGTAACTGGATATGGGTTTCTCAATATTTTGACTCGCTCCAATTTGTTGCTTTTCCGCCTTGTTGGCTCGTTCCGGTTCTATGCTTTTTACGACTGATGGCTCGCTCCGGCTTTGTGCTTTTCGGTTGGCGTGGCTCGCTCCGATTGGTTGCTTTTCCGACAATTTGGCTCGTTCCGGTTCTGTGCTTTTCAGGACTGATGGCTCGTTCGCGGGGCTTGCTGATCTGCTTGTTTGGCTCGCTCTGATTCGTTGTTTTTCCGATCATGTGGCTCGCTCTCAAACGCTGCTTTTCTACTGATGTGGCTCGCTCCACAGAGATGCTTTTCGATAACTTTGGCTCGCTCCGCCTTGGGTGCTTTTCAGATAGCTTGACTCGCTCTCGCAACATGCTTCTCTCTTTACGTGGCTCGCTCACAGGGCTTGCTGATCCTCTTATTAGGCTCGCTCCGTTTTGGGTGCTTTTCCCTCTACGTGGCTCGATCTTTGAAACTGCTCTTCATTGGGTATGGCTCACTCGGGACTTGTGCTTTTCCGTTATTCTGGCTCGTTTCGCACAATTGCTTTTCAGCGTTCATGGCTCGCTCCGGGTGTGTGCTTGTCTATTCACTCGGCTCGCTCTCTTTTTGTGCTCTTCAAACAAAGTGGCTCAATTCGGTATCAATGCTTTTCGCTCATCCTGAATTAAATAAAAGCCGAGGTGGATCTGTTAACCCCGTATTTGCAGGGCGCACACAGTCTGTTGTGTATGCCCTCAGACTCAAACAAACCAGAACAGTGAAGGCAGGTTCTGGTGGTCATCACCGGTTTCGGGTGCAAAGGCCCCAATGGCCTTCTCTTTCTTGCCTTCTTCCGAGCCTTCCACTCATGGGTTTCTTCTTTAGTAAGGGGTCTAAGGTTCAATGATCCGTAAGAATGAACGCTGCTAAATTCTCTCATCAGTATTTGGGCGTCCCTGAATGTTTCTGAGTTAACGTCTTTCATGCGCTCGTTAACCGCTCTTTTGGCATGCAAAGCGGTCGTATGGTCCCGATTAAAGTGTTCAGCAATTGAAGCAATTGAGGCTTTCGTTAGCTTCGATGACATCCAAATTGCCAATTGACGCGGCCACGCTATCTCGCGAGACCTTTGATCCCCCAGCATCACAGGCATCGAAATGTCATAATGAAGACACACCGCCCGTTGAATTTTCTTCAGGGTGGCAAGTTCACTCATCAGTTTCATCCATCGTGTAGGGGCCATCGTCCCCATCGTCGATAATCTTCTGATCCAAACCACCTTGAACCGGCACCTCCTTACGGTGGCCCCCGGAATCAGGATAAGCCGACCAACAGACTCGATCTTTAGCTAAATACTTAACTCTGCCCTCTTCCCCGCACTCACATTGCGCGATAATTTCGTCGGAATTCTCATCGTAGCCAATGCGATTTTTGAAATAACAGGTGTGATTACGTTTCAACTGCGGTCCTCCACCCAGTAACCTTACTCAAAACCAGACCATCCCCATCGCAGACATCGCAGTCGATAGGGACTGAACGTGTAGGCGACTTTTGTAGCCACAACTTGCCAGTGCCATCGCACTCAGAGCACTGTTTCGTTGCGTACATAGACCTGTCGCTATCCATCGTGCCTCCCCCTCATGTGCTGTAGCAGCCCGCCAAGCCTGACCTTCCACTGACTTCCCTGCGGGAGCATCTCGATTTGGGCCTCAGCCTTCTGGAAATCTTCGTCAGACCATTTTATCGGGGCTGCTATCTTTGCCACTTCGGGCACAGGCTCCCTGTGGATAAATCGCTTCTCGAAAGCCTTCCATTCGCCAACCGTGGGAAACCACTTTCTTCCCGGCTCAACTAAAATTCTCTCGGCAACCTTGTTGAACTCATCGACCGTCAGGTTCTCCGTGAACCCTAGAAAATCCTCAAAGAAAATCTTGGTCTCAGGGTCACTCATTTGGCGCATTTGCAGATGAATCCGCAATCTGGCAAGGGTCTGCTTTTTCGCGTCCCGATCAGACATCTTTAAGTACCTTCAGGGCGTTAAGCGTGGCACTGGTCGGACACGGCTTCTTCTCGTCGTTTACGCGCTTAATCCAATTCCGAAAAGCAGCGAAATGGTCTCGCTTCGCCCCGTTCTTACTCGACATCGACCAGTTGCAATAAGCGTCAAACTCTGGGTGAGGGTTGAAGCCCGGATATTCCTTGGCTACCCAGTCAACCCACTCCCTTGGCATAACCGACCACTCAGTCATCCTAGTGGCGCGGGATGATCCTTTGCCCTTAACCTTAATTTCGTTAAAGGCAGACAGCGGCTTGACCTTGAGATCAGGAGAGGACGACAGCCGGGATGCTGCCAAGACAAAACTGTCAGCGCCCTCTCTGTTCGGCCCAAACCAAATTACAGTGCTGCCCTCTAGGACGACGTACCCCTCCAGACATCCCGAGCCAACATCTTGATGAAGCGCCGATTGGTCTCCAACGGATTGGGGTTCTCTACGGTCACCCATACTTTATTTCCTTTCTTATGCGCCCTCATCTTTTGAATGAGGCCCTCCAAATAAGTCCGGTCGCGCCTTAAAGACTTAACCTGACTGCGGGATACACTAGCACTAATGCTACCGGTGGGGGTAGCTTTTTTGCGAGATTTCTCGCCTTTATCGCTTGGCATTCGATGCACTCATGTACAGGTAATCACATTGCTGACCGTTCCTGCGGATAGCGAGGCTAGCTAATCCATCCTTGTACTCAGCCCACTTTTCTTCAGCGACCCGCGAAGCAACCTTTGCTTTTACAGTCGGAACAGAATTAACCGTTTCTTGGCGGTCTTCCATTAAGTTCCCACACCAATATGTCTTCCACATTTTAGTCTCCATAAAAAAGGTGAACTCCAATTTGCGCCATGAACGTATAGTCAGACGCCCACTTCGGCATGACGTAAGAGGCGTGGTAATGCGTTGCCTTATCGGTGTTCGCCACACGCACCCCGTCAAGAACCAACTCGGCAACGTAGATAGCTTCGTACCAAGCGCCCTCGTCGCTTACTTGCTCAGGCAGACCATCACACCAATACGAAAAGGCGCACCTATTCTTTATAGGCAATCCATTTAGATAATGACCGTAATGGACGACTCCGCAGACGGTGTTTGGAAATTCGGATCTCTCAACCCGCTCAAGGACAACACCAGCAACAGCAAGCTGTCCAAGAAAAGTTTCTGACCTTGCCTCAAAGTACACAGCCTCAGCGAGGCAACTCACTTGAGCCGAGAGATCTTCAGAATTTGCGGGGGATAAGGGAGAGAGCAGAGTGGAAAGAAAGGATATAAAAAACCACCCTGCTCTCGGTCCAACCTTGGAGGGTATATGGACACCTGCCTTATATACACGAGATTGCATTAGGTCAACGACCCAGCATTGGTGACTTGCGTTTCTATTTCAAGTTCGTTGAACTCGTCTTGAACGACCGCAAGAAGGTCTTTGTACTCAAGCTCCAGCATCTTCGGATCGCTATGCAGCAAACCGGGCAAGATCCGCAGGAACCTATCAACGGCTTCATTAGATTTATCGCCCCATAAATGCGAAGGAATAGAAATCGGGTAACCCATTACGATATCTCCGGGCCAGGGGCCTCGATGATGTGTGCATGCTTCAAAATTGCAACGGGGTAGGGATCTGCCGGTGCTTTGCCGTATTCCCATTCATACCAACGATAATGCAGGTGACTAAGCAAAATCTTAGCCGCATACCGTCGAGCACGAGCGTGAAGATGGGCTGGGGGCAATTTGCCAATTGAGTAGTGAGAGTAAGCTACAGTCGTTTTCCCAACAGCCTTGGCCTTATCCAAAGCGACATCCTTGAACTCCATACTTTCGTTGGCTGCTTCAAGGCGGTCCCTTTCCTTCCTGAATATCTTACCGTAAAAAGATTTTTCGCTACCTTGAGTCTTCACGAAAGATTCGCCAGCCTTAAACGCAACGAGCGTTTTTAGCTTCGCGTTCCAGGGCCGCTTCTTACCCTTCTCCCATTTCTTCTCGGGGTTCATCCCGGCGAACGACCAGAAGTGTCCGTAGGTCGGAGCCTTTCTGATGTCGAGATGCGAAAGAAGCCCCGCAGCAATGACCGGGCCAATACCGTGCTGAGCTAATAGCCAACGTCCAACAGGGTGATTATCGGCGTACACTTGAAGGCCAACCTTGGCGTTTTTTTCAAGCTGCTCGTAATTGTCACGAGTCAAAGAGAGAACGTGAACAGGCTCTCCATCTTTCGTCATTGACCGGATTTGAGCGCTAGTCGCAATCCGGTTGTCTTGAACAGTATAATACTGGTCAACAAGAAACCGTGCCTCTTGCTCACCAAGCGACTGAAACGCAATACGCTGATCTTTAGTAAGTCGCTTGACGCTTTCAATCGTAAAGTCCTTCTCGACGGCAAGATCGTCAACGGCGCTAGACTGGGCTTCCATTTTTCCTCCTTTGTTGGTCTATACACGAGCCTAAGCGCACTACTAGGGCACGGTCAACTTGTTTTTGGGTGACGAGGCAAAAAAAACGCTTGACCCCAGCCTCAGTTTCTTGACCACAAGACAACTCATGTGTAAATATCTGCTATTATGACTGCGAGATCACAACGAGGTTTCAGCATGCAAACCACTAAAGACTTGCTGAGGGTGATCGAGCCCTTACAGCTTCAGGTTGATATTCTTCAGGCCAACATTGTTGCGATCAAAAATGACTTGATCCGCCAGACTGAAGAAAAATCCAACAAAACAAATTACTTTGATGAGTCTGAAAGTTATTTCAATTCAAGCTCCTTCAATCCCGGTCTTACTAGGTGAGCGAAGAAGATCAGCTAAACGAACGGCAAAGAAAGTTCGTGCAAGAATTAGTGTACGGGAACTGTTCGCAAACAGAAGCCGCTCGCAGGGCCGGTTTTGCTCAACCAGCACAAGCCGCAAGCCGACTGTTAAAAGAGCCCAAGATTATTTCTTCTCGGCTAGAGATGCAGGATGACGTTGCCGCCCAGTACGGCATCTCTGCTGAAAGAAGCATGAGAGACCTTCTCAACATTCGCAACGGGGCTATTGAAAACGGACAGTACGCTGCGGCGGTTCAAGCGGAGAAATTAAGAGCGCACATGGGCGGTCTTTTGAACTCTAAAAGAGAAGATCCAGTGAAGATGCTTACTAAAGAGCAACTCGCTAAACGGATTCAAGAAATAGAGAATATTGCTAACGCAAAAACCGTCGCGCTTGAAGATACAGGCGATGGAGTCTTTACGCCCAAGAACCTGAACTAATTAGCGTCAGTGTCCTCTAAGAAGTAAACAATAGTGCTTTCGTCGTATTTTTCACACTGCACACATTGTAATTTTCCGTTACCAGTTACCAAGAAAGCCATGCACCCACATTCTTCACACGAACGAATGATGTCTTCCGGCTTGTACTGAGCACCTGTTTCTTTTTCGATTTGCTCAAGGGCGTTTTTAATCATCGGTGCACTCTTTTTCACTGTACTTCTCGCTAATAAAACGCGCCTCCCATCTTGGGCTCATCAGGGAGTTATACGCCTTCACTTTCCAATTGTCGTAATAACCCTTAGACATCAGGGCATCGCTTGCAGCATTGAGTAACGACAGGCGCTGTACAAATATCATCGCATAGTAGTCAAGCCCAGGCTGCTCATCATAAGTCTCATACAGAAATTCAAAATTCTCTGAATCAGGCTGGTCTTCCGGATGGAAGGACATTAAGTAAATGTCTGATGGGGCCAGAACTTTATTCGCCTCCATACAGGCTACGTCAGTGTTTTCAGCCGACCCTAATTCCTGCCAGTTAGGAATGGCAATGATGTGAACGTCCTTGTCGTCCTCAAGGATGCTTTTTATTCCATCGTCAAATATTTCCGGACAACCGATTAACCCACCCTCGCACCCTTCCGGCAAGTTAAAGACTTCTATAGAAACCTTCTTTTGCTTCCAAGCAGACTTTGCATAAGGACACGGCGGAAAGCCGTTTAGAAACTTTGAAGGCTCCTCAAGAACATCTCTACTCCACGAGCGAATGTCTTTTTTAATCTTGGTGCTGATGCTCACCGGATGTTCATCTCTGCTCGACGAGTAACTTCCCTTGTTCGGTTGTCCTCGAACTTCATTCGCATGTATTCAGCGCGAACGCGATAAATGTTGGCTTTCGTTCGAGCCTGAACCATATTCTCTATAAGCTCAGTGTACCGGGGGTCTCTCCGGGCTTTATGCTCAGCCTTGTTTACTGGAATATCAGGCCACTCTGACATGATTTGAGAGAAGACAATCTTTTTGTTTTCCTCCAGCAACCGGGCCGCGCCGTCGAGTTCTATCCAGTCTTCACTCGCTAGACGCCACTGCTCCGGCAAGTCGCTTTGCCTCTCGGATAACGTACCAGCCGGACTCATAGTCGCCGTCAGTCTCTCGGATAAGCTGGGCGAGCTTGAGGGGGTCAATCCCTTGACGTTTCCACCATTCTCGTTCGTTGCTTTTGTGTTGTGCATCAGGACCATCCGTGTGGTGATAAGGGCACAAAGGAACTACGCGGTCGTCGCTTGGTTTCATTCCCATTGCGTAATGCCCAATTCGAACATGAGCAGCCTGAGCCTCTGCGCCACAGATGACACAACCAAGGCTGGCTACATACTTCCTGTAACGCCTTGATCTAAAACGGGATTTCGTCATCAAGGTCTGGAGTAATTTCCTGAGTTTTCTTTTCAGGAGGAGAAAAAGAGTCGCCGCTTTTCTTGTCAACCAATTGAAGGTCTCCGTTATAAGCAGGAATAACGACTTCAGTTGTGTACTTTTCAACGCCCGACTTATCAGTCCACTTGCGCGTTTGTAGCTTTCCTTCAACATAAACCTTTGACCCCTTTTTAACGTAGTTCTCAACAAAAGAATTGATTCCTTTGCTGAAACTAACAATTCGGTGCCATTCTGTCTTTTCTTTTCGTTCTCCGGTCGCTTTATCCTTCCATGTCTCAGAAGTAGCAACCGAGAGACTAACAACAGACCCACCGTTTTGCGTCTGCCTAACCTCGGGGTCTTTCCCGAGATTACCCATAATAATTACTTTATTCACACCAGACATTCTAACTTTCCTTTTTTGTAAGCGTGTCTTTCATTTGGTCTTTTGTTTTGACGAGAGCCTCATGCAGACCTTTGTCAAAATCCATTACTTTCTTCAAGTTAACGGATGAGTTTACCCAAACATCCTTTAACTCTTCGAGAGACCCGCAGGACTTCAAGTTTTTCTCCACATCACCAACAATGGTCTCAACGAGAACTGCAAGGGTCTTTGTGTCTACCTTTACTCGCCCTCCAAGCATCCCCTTCAAGCGTGGCAATTCATCTTTAGCGATAACGTAAGACCTGCCCCTCGCCTCAAGTCTTACCCATGGACTGTCTAGGGAATAAAGATAACGACCAACTCCCCAAACAACGGCGGCTCTCTTAAAGGCATCTGACAACGCCCCCTTCGGGCCCTCAACGTCGGTGTCTCCGGCCCCGTTAGATTTCACCACCCAGTCTTCACCGCATTTTATAGAGATTTCGCAGACGGTTTTTTCTCCAGCATGGCTGTATCTACATTGCCAATTCTCTGGGCTGCAAACGCTATCAAGGCGCTCCATAACAGTGCGGGCGTCAATATACGCTAACGCAATACCTTTGGTTTTGTCTTTGGTGGTTGCCCCAACTCTCCAGTCGATTTCGTCGGGGTCAAAAGGCGCACTCAAATCAGGCAAATTCATTCTCAGTACCTTCCTGATACTGCTTGCAAAATGCGCTTGCATTGCAGTATCGCTCACATCGCTTAAACTTTTCGCCAACTCGAACGTCTATTTTACCTTTACCAACTTTCGTGTAAAGGTATTCCTTGGCCTCTTCTTCCGTGTCGAGTACACGAGTGGCTCTTTTGGCTCCCGGCTTCATCACAGCGTAACGGTCTGGCGTTGCCCACCGGTCTTCATCACTGCAAAGAACTGTCCCCTTATCAAGGGCCAACTCAAGTGTTGCCAATCGATCCTTTATATATTCTTTTGCTTTGCTTTCGGACCAAAGGTCAATGTCGTACACGCCCCACATATGCTCAGGGTAGTCGCCCCCATCAAGCGAGCGGCGCTCGTTCCAATCCCTAAAGTAAGAAAAGATCTTCAGGCCCTTAACTTCATAGCCGTTATCGCGGGCGAGTTGAGCGTAAAGATTTAACTGAGGCTCCCAACCGTCATTACCAAACACTGCGCTCCACACGGAAGTTGTCTTCCAGTCGGTAATCACGCCAGACTTCGATAGGTGATCCATCGTTCCAGTAAGGTTCCAGCCAAAATAATCCGCAGCCAGACTAAGCTCCTTAGCTTCCATATCCGGGTCGCCGTCAGAGTTATTTTCAATCACCGTATGGAACGCTGTTCCCAACATGGCATGCATCATTTCCGATACATCAACTTCCATGTTGTCCCAGTTTTGCCTTTCAAGGGCAGTCATGCGCGGAGGCTTTATGAGGGATGTCACCCTAACCTGTTTTTCCACTAAAGGTCGGTGGTTGCTCGACAGCGCCTTGACGAACGGATAAGGCAAATTGTGTTTGTTATGTACTTCCATATTCTTTCCTCTCTTCTTCCTAAATACTGCACCATGGGTGGTTCCTGAGTTCTAGGCATAGGGAGACTCCCCCGGCATATAGCCAGGAAGTCCCCACACCATGCACCATCGGAGCCATCCGTCGTACAAGGCCCTGACATACCGTAACGCTGTCAGGTCAACCGCCGCTTGTTCAGGAGCTACGCCCTGCTCTGCTGCCGCCTCGGTCTCTCGGGCTGCGGCTGGGGTGTAGCAGAATCCCACAGTACCCCTCCAAAATCTCCCGGCGCTGTCGTTATCCGACCACCAGAAGACACACTAATAAACGCTATTAGTTGGGCTTGTCAAACCCGCTCGAAAAACGGCATAATGCACCCGCCCACCACCTCTCCCTTCCTCCCAGGTTGAAGAGGTAACTTACCTCCGGGGTTTTTTATAAATTCCGGGGGTATTTTTTCCACACTTGCCTTGCGTTGACACCCGGTACAAGTGATGTACGATTAGTAGCGTACTATTTAACTATGACCACTTCGATGCCGTAGAGGGCCTCTACTAACTTCTTTTTGAGCCGAAAATCCCTAGTAACAAAACCTTTTACGTCCTCGACAACCCGCTCCCCATCTTGGGTGTAGGCAAAGTCAGCCTTGTAGGAGCAAATCTTTTTGCCGTTAACAACGCAAGGGAAGGGGATTTGAAGCTCAAGGTCCGATATGTGGCCCGCTTGAAGGAGCATTTTTAACTCAAGATACCGACGCGACTCTCGTTTGCTGTCGAAAGTGATCCCATCAACGTCTGTTTTCTTGGCGTTGTACTTATTTTTTCGGAGAGACATATGCCCAATCAAAATCGCCGCACCTCATGGAAGACCCTTAGCATAGAGGACGAAAGTTACTCAAACTTGGTTTACTTAGCCAAACTTGAAAACCGAAAACTTTCTGGGCAGATAAAACAACTTATCGATCAAGAGTATGTCCGCTTGGGCATTTCAAGGGATACGCCAAAGCCGGGAATAAACTCTTTATCCTAAAGAATAACTGTTTCCGTCAAAGATAAGGAATTCTTTGCGGTTTACATTGGTAAAACTGACATGGACCCAGCCAGAATGCGGGTCTTCAGTGTTGTAGCACTCTAAGATCAATTGATCGTAGGGAAGGTTTTTCTTTATCCAGAGAGCAACCTCTCTGTTGTTAAAACCCGGAACCTCTATGTCAGCAGCTTGGCCCAAAGAATGCTGGCTTGTTATAGAGCCTCCGATGGCCTTATTTAGCTCTGGGCAGCGATATCCTGAGGATGGGCTAAAGGCTTGATCAAAATGCTTCCTAATGGGCTCTAAGACGTTTACGCAAAGAGCGCTCAAGGAATCCTTGGCCGCGTCATAAGGCGTATTGTCTATGTTGAGCCTAGACGCAACCTGACTGCGGACCATCTCTCTAAGAGAAAAGTGGGGGCTCAGTTGCATCAGGAAAAAATGCTAAAGACGTAAAGCGCCGCGTTGCTGAGGACTAAAGCAACCCCAAACCAAACAGCTTTGTAGATGCTATCAACCTTCACCTGAACGTGGTGAATGTCATTGGTTTTGATGGTGTTTAGGCGCTCCTCAAAAACAGTAGACATAGTGCCTACCTTTTCGTTGATAAGCCTTATGTCACCCTGTATTTCAGCGACCAACACGCGAAGCTCTTCACTGCTCATCTTACACCCTTACAGCACTCACGCCTCTATACGGTTGGGTCAAGTCAATTTGCTGTTGTTGCCGGAGAGAAGCTAACCCAGCAGACTGTTGTGCGCCAGTCGGTATTGATGAGATGCCCGCAGCCGGTTGCGGTGGGGCAACAGGTGCTTGAGGGCGCTGCACCGGCTGAGGAACGGGCTGAGGGGAAGCGGGCTGTTGCGGAGAAACAATCCTAGCGGGTGCGGGAGGAACCTTACGAACAGTAGGAGTTTTGCTGGCAACCGGTTGCTGATCGATCTTCAGGAGTTTGTCTAATTTTCCTTGTTGAGCCTGAACCTCTTCTCGTGTCATCGGAATGCTTCCGTCTTCACCACCGTCAACAATTGTCCGCGTAAGGTTTGTCCACGCTTGAAGAAATGCTTTTTCCGGAATGCCGCCCTTTTCATCTTGCCTAAACAGACGAAGGCTTTCTTTCTTCGGGCGAGACAAGAGTTTCACAAAAGCAGGATTAGAGAAGAACTTAGACAGGACGCCAAGCCCTGCGATGGTGCTTACAGTCGTAAGCGGGTCAATCAAGAGGCCAGCACCCAAGGCAAGGCCAAGGTTGGCACCAGCGATTGTCCCCTTGCCGGATGTAGCGCGGCCAGCTTGGAACTCAGCAAATCTAGCCAAGTTTTCCAGGCTTTTTATCGCCTCGTTTCCAGTGACCCCACCTCTTTCAAAAACATACTCTAAAGTCTCGCGGGTTATGGTCGGGCTTTTTTGGCCCGTTCCAATCATGTTCTTCAATTGACGGAAGTTTAAGATCGCGTCAACGGGGTTGATAGTCGATATGTCGCTCACATCATCGCCATTCCCGGCAATGTTGCTGAAGAACTTCTTCACACCAGCATCTTTTAGAGATTGCTCGATAGCGCCAAACTCTTCTTCACCCACCTGACCCTTCAGGCGGTCCAAGGTGGCGCGGACAGTCTGTAACGGAACCTTGCCCCCAACCATCAAGCTAGCGGCCTTCTCAAGGTCGAGCGAGTTAGGGTCAAGAAGAGATCTCTCAAAAGTAGTCCCGGTTACCTTCTTTAGCTCTTCTTTAAGACTACGTAGTGACCTCTTCAGGTCGTTCGGATTCATGCCTTTGTTGACTACGTCATCCATTAACGAACTAAATCTAGGCGGAAGATCCGAGCCAAACTCTTTATATGTTGCGCGGATTTGGTCCGCTATATCAAGGAACTCGCTAGCGCCATCCTTGCCCATGACCGTATTCAGAGCTTGTCTGTTTGTGTTAGCAGAGTTCGAAAATCTAAGTAAGTTTATGGACCTTACGCCATCAACAACGTCAAAAGAGTCGTTGTAAAGTTTCCGCATCATTATCCCGCCTAAAAGATCGCGGGCCTTTACCTGTGTGGTCTTGCCACCAAACCTAATAGTCTCAATAGGAAGATTAGCATCGTCAGTTAACGTAGCTAGCCCCCTTTGAACTTCTTGCCTAGTTCCCCTTACGACCAATCGTTGTTGAAGCGCATTAAGGATCTTTGCGGTCTGGTTTTTTGAACGAAGTGGTGATTCTAAAAATTTAGCTAACTTATCAAAATCATTTGGTCTTTTCAGGGCCACACTAGCAATGTGCTCTATGTCCGCTCCAAGAATATCGTCGGATACCGTTGTTGCTGTTTTTAACCTAGCGTCTATTGCCTTGAGGCCAACATCCTCAAATATTTCTCTTTGAGAGGCATATGCCCCATTCATTTGACGCAACGCCCTGAGAGTTGATTGAATGTCAGATAATTTATTTCTAAGGGTTTTTACTGTTTGTTTTTTTGCTGGCTCATCAACAACCGACCCTCTTCCCGTCGCAGCCGCAGCAAGGTTTATCAACTCCTCAGACGGACTCAAGGTTGTTAAGTTATCGTCAAGCTGGTTAATGACGCGGCCAAAATCATCTATAGACGTAGAGAAGCTATCTGTAAGACTTCTGTACATTTCTTGTGCTGCGCCTACGGGCACAGCCTCTCCCTTTCTGGCTGCTACCGCGTTTGAACCCCGGCTACCCAGTTGAAGGTTCATCACAGAGTTTAAATTAGATCGGGATTTGTTGTAATCGCCAAGGCTTATGTAGTTTCCATTTTGCCTAGCTGAGTTGTACAGGCTTTCTCCGCCAAGAGCCCTTATGTACTCATCTTTTAAGAGCACTTCATTGCCGCCAATGCGAGTAGTTTGATTTCCTAAACCGTCAATAATATCGAGTGTGTCTCCAATATTAACGACCAGAGGCTCGTAAACCTCGCCAACTCCGTCCTCGGCTTGAGAAACCCGAAACCTAATTGGAGGGACAAACGTGCCATCTTCGAGTGGTATCAACTTGCCCCCCAACAATTCGCGGTAGGCGGGAGTATTAAGGAAGTCAACTTCTTTGTTGAAAACAGTTTTAATGATTGAGAAGCCCGCACTAAGATCCTTCAACGACTGGTTGTCGAGCGCAGCAACAGATTTAGTCACAGCTTCAAGCTCTTCGCGGTTTCCACCAGCAATTGCCCTAGCAGCCCTTTCGCCAAGCGCCTCAACGGACTCGCCATAAACCCCAGCGATATCCTTGGCAACGGTTTCGGCAGCGCCTTGAGCAAGCTCGTTTGATCTTTCAAGAATCCCAAGCACAGTCCTCTGGGCTTCTTCAATTGGGATTCCGTCAGTACGACTAATCGTCTGAACTAAAGTTTCTAGGCTTTCCCTGATAACAGGGCCGCGCTTATTTCCAAGGACTTGCTCCGTTAAGGCTTGGACGCGGGCAAGAAGTGGCTTACCTGAGACAGTCGCAAGATCCGGAACGTATGTAACATTGTTTTCTTTAGCCCACTTCAGAAGTTTACGGTGTTCAGCCCGCTGAGCATTTGTCGTGCTTCCCTTGATGAAGCGACCTACGAAAGAAGTAAGAAGTCGTCCACCAAACTCCCCCGTACCGGCAATAACTGCCTCCGTCAAAGCATCTTTGGCAACCTCTGATGCTGACTGACGTTGCAGTCCCTTTGAATGCTCGATGCCCTCATCAATAAGTTTGCCAACGCCACCCGCCGCAGCCGCCGCTCCCAAAGCAGGAAGCAACCCCACGCCTCCGGTGAGAATGCCAACGCCAGCCGCAGCGGCTAAAGCAATCCCGCCCTCTCCTGCAAAATCAACAAGGTCGTATCGGCTAAAGCCCTTATCTTCTATCGAAAGGGGCACATCTCCGGGCTGACCTACAACTTCTCTTCCCTCTGGGGTTAAGGCATATGTTCCGTCAAGTCTTTTGAAATAATTACCAGAGCCAACGGCTCCGTCGAGAAAAAGTTGTTTTTCCTCATCTTTCTCAACATTTGCAAAACCGTACCGAAAGCCAGCATCCTTGACGCCAGTGGTGTCGATGTTTTGCTCTGCATCTATTTGTTTTTCTAAAACACCAGCGTCCTTCAAGTAATCCTGAATAAAGGCTTTTTCCACCTCATTTAGAGTTTCTCCCTCTATGTCAAACTGATAAGTCGCACCGGTTCCGTACTTGTCATTTATAATGTTTATCTTTGCCATTACTAATTACTCAACCAACTCGCTTAACTTCCTTGTCGGGGTAGAATCAGGTTGATCTGGGTTGCTTGACCCATCGGGTGAACCAAAAATTTTGAGAAAGTTTTCACCCAACCGTCCAAGGGCTTTGTTTTGAGAGATTGTTGGATTGTAAATTTTACCTTGCACTGGATCCCAACTATCAGATTGGCTGGCTTCACCAACATTATCCAAGAATGTTTCTGACGCATCTTTTGATGTTTTTTGATACTTTCTTAGAATAGATTCAAGTTCGTCAATAGAGGCGTTCATTTCAAATTCAGTGGTCACCACACCAGCCTTGCTATAGTCAGCAAACCCACCCAGAAGGGCGATAACTCGGACACGGTCAGCGTCAGAGATTGTCCTGCCTGATTCACCAAGAAGGATCGGGGCAAGCTGAGCAGCGAGGGCGTTCTGAATAGTTTTATACTTAACGCGAGCCTGATATGACGTTAATTCTTCGGGTTTTGCACCTTCCCCAGGTCTCTCTGGCATTGTGAGATTAGTAATTTGAGGAAGTCGTCCTTGTATGAGCTTTTGAAGCGCCTCAGCATCGCCACTTTCAGCCAAATCCTGAGCTTCCTTACCAAAATACTTTCCAATTTCGTCAGAAGACATTTCGGATGAAATATTTGCAGCAGCATTTTTGCCCGACAACAAGCCGCCAAGTTTGACGGTGTCAAATTCTTTTCTAGCTTTGGCAAAAATAGCACCCGCTAATTGTTCGGGTGTTCTGTCTATCTCATCCTGTGAAACCCCAGCAATCGCTCGCAATCTTCCCCCAAAAGCCGCCACTACGTTAGGTCCGCCAGAAATTTGAGGAACGTATGTCCGCATCTCCGCTGTTGACCTTAAGAATTTCGATGTATCTGCAAGTTGCGCGTTTAACCCGTTAGCAACGCCAGCTATGTCAATAGGGAGGACATGGCGAACTCCACTTCTATCGGTCCACACTTGAGCTTTGTATTTATCTCCGCCGACTTCTATCTCAGTTGATACTGGCTTAGCGCGTTCCATAAGTTGATCCATAAGGTTCTTCCTCGAGTCAATCCCCGCCTTAGATCTATACGCAGCCTTTGCACCCTCAGTCGTCATTGAAGACTTTAGAAAGTCCATCGGAACTATTGGTAAGCCAGCTTCAGTAGCCTCGTCTAGTTGCCTTGCGTTCATTCTGTAAAAAGATGCTCCGGGGCTACCGTTTTTATCAAAACTACCATCCCAAACACCAGCCCACGTTTTATTTTTGGCATAGGCGTCCGCTATTTTTTTCTCACCTAGAACAGTTGACACTAGCGAAGAGTCAATAGCCCGTTCTTTAGCGTCAAGAGCAAGTTTTGCTTTCAAAGCGCCTTCGCCCGCAGAACCAGCAGAACGAGCAAGCGCATTAAAGACGCTTTCTCCGGGGGCCCTCTGAGCGCCCATCAAGGAAAGGCTAAACGCAATTCCGGGGGCAGCTTTTTCCATGTCACTTAGGTTGAGGCCAAAAGTAGTCTTCAACTCGTTAAGCCTTTCTGTCTCGTTAAACTGAGCATCTGCACTACCCATAATACCAGCAATCGTGGTCCCATCTTTGCCTTTAACAAGAGAGGCTTCCTGTGAAAGATCCCCTGATTTTGTCGCAGCGGCAGCTTCTTCTGCACTCGACGGAGCGCCAGTTGCTTGACGAAGAGCCTCTTCTTCCGGGGAACTTACGGATGCAGCGGCTTGGGAAGCCTTAGCGGTTTCAGCAGCTTGCTCAGCCTGAGCAGCCTTGGCTTTCTCAACGGGCGTTGTTGGTGGCCTAAGAACTCCACCACTAAGAGCGTCGGCAGCGCGTTGTGTTTGAGTTTTTGCTTGGGCTTGGGCCTTTGCAAGATTAGATTTCTTCGCTTGAGATGATTCCAGCGCAGACTTCATAAGTTCGTCTTGAACTGACATTGCCTGTTTGGAAAAGGGACTTCTAAGGGCCTCTAGGCGAGCGGCCTCCTGCTTAATTGGCTCTAAAAAATTCGGAGGAAGTTGAGAGTTTGCTTCAGCGCGAGAGGCAGAATTTAATGCATCTGTTATGGATTCTCCATAGGAAGGTGATCGCGCTGCGTTCCTGTAATCTTGCATACTTGGAATTGGAGCAACTTTTTTAGCGATTCCTCTTGCTGTTTTTAGCTGATCTGGGTCAGATGCGGTCAAAAGGCCAGGAATGCCACGCCGTATGCCTCGCAAGGCATTTGCGCGCCTGTTCATTTCCTGCTGTTCAAAAGAAGCGCGGAGACGCCTTTCTCTGTCCGCGATTGGCTTCACTGTTAGTTGATAGATAGAGTCAGTAACCCTACCCAACTCAGTGGGGCTATCGGAGCGCGAAAGGAACGGCGCACCACCCTGCTGCAACATCAAGGTCGGGATGCCTTTTCTGCGGTGAGCTTTCATTGTGGTGAACCGGCTTTTACGCCAAAGGCGGGGCCTAATGCCCCCGGTTGTTTAGTGAACGGGTTGTAAATCTGGAGACCCAAGGTTCCAAGGCCAGCCAATTGCGCCAAGCCAAATGGTTGCGCTTGAGGTGAAGTTGTCCTGCTCACGCTTGTCCCTCCCGCTTGAGGAACTCCAGTCAGAACATCCCTCACAAATCCAATCCGAGAGAATGGATCTTGCAACTGGGCAACACGCTGCGCCCTCTGGGCATCCTGCTGGGCCTGTAGCTGGCTCTGCTGTTGACCGCCAAGGCTAGAGAGAAGCTGAATGTCAGTCATGTCTGCATCTCTTTGAATGCCGCCAAGACGAAGAACGTCCCCGCCGATATCTCTAATGGCGCTTCCAAGCTGCGGATATCGCATGGCAACGTCCCCAAGAAGAGACTGAAGGCCCTGTTGGCGAGCAAACTGCTGACCAAACTCTTGTTGAGATTGACCCATTGCCTGTTGGTAACCCTGATACCGCAGGTTAGATAGCTGATCGTTCATCAGGTCGTCGTAACGGCGCTCAACACGCTCACGCGCCCTATCTGCGCCAGATCCGCCAAAAGCACCCGCTTGACCCGCAAGCTGAGAGGAAACATCCCCTAGAGCCTCTTGCCGTTGCCGACCGATGTTTGTCTCAATTTGCTGAGCGACTTGTTGCTCAAAGGGATTGAAAAACGCCTGAGCAGACGCCGGGTCATACTGGTACTGCTCCGGAGACAATAGCCCCTGAATCCCAGATTGACTTGCTCCAAGGCCGCTCAAGGCTTTTTGAATAGCCTCTTGCTGTTGGGGGACAAAGTCAGCCGCCTGTTGAATGTAGGGGTTGAACCCGCCCACAGCTTCTTGGCCGCGTTGCATTGCTTGCAGTTGAAGTGGCGAGAACCCTGCGACAGGGATGTCCGGAACAGGAATTGGGGTTTTAGCCGCCTCGCGGGCTTCCTTCAAAAGAAGGCGTGTTTCTTCCTCAACAAAAGGAGCAAGGCTTGAGCCGGTTATAGCAATAGACATTACGCTCTCCGCTCAAGTTGGTTCATCATGGCGTACATTCGGTCGGTGCCGAGATCGACACTGCCGCCTCCTGCACCCTTAACGGCGTCCGCCGTGAAAACAAATTCGTTATTGGAAAGCATAGCCGGTACAAGATCGTCCGTTTCCCCACCCAAACCAGATATCTGCCCAGAACGGCGAGGAAAGCCCTGCCGAGCAATCATTTGATCTCGCAAGTCAGACAGTCCACCGCCTCTTGCGGCGCTGACGGCTCCCGGCATAGGCGGGGGCTCAGCTTGGCGCGGGGCCATGGGTAATGAAGTCCGGCTGGGAGAGTTCAATATCTTATCGATCTCAGCCTCCAACAAACTTTTTCTTTCCCTTAGCTCAGGAATGTTGGCCCCTTCACGAGCCATTTGACCTACGACGCCTGATATTTGTTGGTTTATCTGGTTAATCCGACCGGCTTGTTGAGCAACTGTCATTGCGGGGGTTGCTGCCGGAGACCTGTTTAAAGCGGCAGCGGCCACCGCAGGGCTACCTCCTTCTGCCATAGGAACTCCGGGGCGAAGGCCCTCCAATTTCACGGGGGGCTCTGCTGGAAGTCTGAAGCTAAGGCGTAGCCTTTTGATGTCGTCAGCCGTCGCCTCACTACCTAGCGTTTCTCGCGCTAACAAATAATCTGAATATGTCTTCTCATTCTCAAACTCCTGCTTTTCAGCGCCAGAGCCGGAGAACAATGAAAATGCTGCTATACCAAGCCCTGCTGCTGGAAGAGGGTACTTTTTCGCTAAACCAACGGCGCTATCAAATAGGTTGCCAGAAAGACCTTTAGCCGCTGCCCCAGTAGCTTGGGATGACGCAAATCCCGCATTAATACCTGGAATTGTTCCCGCTGCTCCCGATGCGGCTCCACCTGGGATAAGCCCGCCTATACCGGGAATGGCGCTAGCATAGCTCTGCATACCGGCTTGCAGACCAGGGAAAGCCACTCCGGCTCCGTAGCCCGCAACGCCTCCAAGCGCCGCCGCAGTTAACGCCTGTTGGGGGGTGCCACCTCCAACTAAAGAGCCAAGACCAGACCCAATAGCCGCACCCGTTGGGCCTCCGATCATAAAGCCAATAGCGCCGCCCACAGGCGCTGCTATCTTCTTAACTAAACGCTTAATCTTCTTGAAAAAGAACTCAGGCTGGCCCGTAATTGGGTTAATGCTATTTAGGTTGCTGCCGACCACATATCTGCTTGGCTCGTCAATACCCATAGCCTTCATCTGGGCAAACAGGGCACCCTTGAGAATAGGATTGGCGTCCAAGACATCCCCCGGAACCACAGTCTCGCCTTGTGCGGCGTGGATCATGTAGGTGTCTTCGTATCTACCAAGAGCCGCTAGGTTGTCGGCTAAACTTTGAATTGGAGTCATGGTTAGGTAACCTCAAGTGCGGCCATAGTAACATGGAAAACATTTGCAGCAGAAGGAGTAACTTTTAAAGCGTCCGCCTCCTCAAGCACAATAATCGACTGCCCGTCCGCTGTACTTGCAGCGTTCTGGCCCAGCATCTCCTGGGAGATGCCAGCCCCAATACTTACGTTATTTAAGAAATTATAGGTTGCTGAGGCGCTACTATCTGTTACCTGCATGGTAATAGTTGCAGCAGTTCCTGTGGTCACGTTAGTGACGCGCACGGACTTGACCACAGCGCTTGTCACAGCGGGGACCGTGTAGACCGTAGCGGAGCCCGTAGCGGTAAGGCTAGCAAAGCTATTTCTGTAAGTATTTGCCATCAAGCCTTACCATTTTTTACAAGACCAATATCGGGGCGTCAGGATGTCTTTTGCGGTGTCGCACTTGTGCCTCGCCCTGAAAGACTTGCGTCTAGCGGGAATGTTCTTTTTTATCGTCATATTAGGGTCGCCAAACCTAACAAGTTTTTCTTTTCCAGCTTTATTCCGCGCTGCAACAGCAAACTTTTTTGGCTTCCCAGGAGTTCTTTTTGGCTTGTTATAGCCAGAAAATCGTTCGCCCCTAAAAGTTATCACTCCCCTACCCGATAAACCAAGACTGAGCTTCAGCCTGATTCCTTATTTCCTGGGGCGTCTTAATGCTTCCAAGGATCAACTCCAAAGAATTTATTAAGGACGAAAATGTATTAACGTCATAAAATTCTGGTGCGGACGGAAGGCGAGACTTAGTTAAAACTTGATCTAACTTGCTCATCTTTGACCATCCTGTTGAATGTCCAGCCTGTTAGTCCCTAACCGCCAAGCCACGTTAAGCGTGTTTGACTCGACCCTCAAAGCAACTTGCCGCGCTCTGCCACGAATGTTTTGTTGACCGCTGGTCGCCCCAATACTTGCAGTTGCCTTCGTTGACAAAGTATCGCCGGGAGCATTTCTTCCCTTGATGGTATAGGTTGCAGTCGGCCCGCTAGCTGTCCCTATAAAAGTAATATCGGGGATAAGCCTTTTAAAGAAAACGAACTGTTGACCGTCAGTCGTATCGATGTCGCTGCTTTCAACGTGAGCCGCGATTGCAGCGCCGTCATTCGAATAACCAAACTCGTGATAATAAAGACGGTGATCGGTCCCCGCCGCTATCGGATAAGAGTAAAGACCGCTTTCAATCCACGCCGTCCTGTCGAAAGTACCGATTGTCCAGATCTGCTGGCTAAAGTCGTAAGTTACGTACCTGTTGATATCGTCACTGTCCGCACTCGGATAGAACCAAGTAATCTCGTTGTGGTTTTTGTTAAACCCAGCAACAACTTTTTCAGCCTGAGCTAGGTTTATGTCCTCAAAAACGTAATCCTTGACAGTGCATGGGATGGCTTGAACGCGACCGGTGTATGCATAAAACTCTTCTGTATCCATCCAAAACACGGCATTGTCAGCGGACACAGCAGCGTTAGGGCCGATTATGCTGGGACCAATGCTTGCAACCTCAAACCTATAGACAAGATCGCCGCCAACAAATTGCATCGAGTAAACGCAACTGTCAGTCCAAAGCAGTATTTCTTTTTGAGTTTCAAACGCGGTAATTATTGAAGAACCGTTCGAAAGAACCTGCCTTCCGGCGCTATTTTCTAGCGTTGGAGTCCAGTCAACTGCTGACTCAAAATCACTATAGCGGACAAGCATGGGGTCTCGGTCGCTTGAGCCAATTTCGTTGGTGCCAAAACTAATAATTTGTCGTTGCTGGTTGCTTACAATTATTTTGCGGCTAATAGTAGGAGCGCCGCTTGCCCCCCCTAGCGAGCCTAGCAGTACTCCGCGAGTAGCCGTTCCCGCGCTTGTGTCCCAGTAATAGACCGGACCATCTCTAACATTAAATACAAGGTCTTCACCCCAAGTGTCTTCCGACCAAAGACGAAGGATGTCACCGATGGCTAAACTGGACGCCGCAGAGCCCCAAGTCCCTCTGCCCCAAGACCCGGCACCCCAACCAGTACCCGATACGGTGGTGTCAAGGCCGATGTCAATTTGATAAGTGCCAACTGTTGATCCGCCTCCGGTTCCGGTGTCAGATCCGTTTGCAGCGACAAGCGTTGGGTCTAGCGCTCCGTTAACCGTGATGGATGCTATTGTCGATACTTCACGGACTGAAATAGTGTATGAGTTGACGTTAACAACGGAAATTACGTTGTACTCTTGGTTGAGCCGCGCAGCCGTTATAGTGCCCCCAAGGGTTGCCGCACCGCTGAATGTAACGAAGTCCCCCACACCCGCCCCGTGGTTTGAGTCAGTAACGGTTACCGTTGACTGTCCGCTTGTCGCAGAAAAGGTTACGTCCCCGGCAGACGTTGTACTCCTTATTGGAGTAATGTCGTAAAACCCATCACCTTCATCAATGTAGTATTTAATGTTGGTCCCTACGGAAATGTACTTATTGCCGTCTAGGGCCACCCACGGGTGAAGAGACCGGCACGAGCCTAAAAATGTATTAGGGCCTTTTTTCTCCCAACCCCCAATAACTTCCGGAAGTCCGTTGTTAAACCGGATTTTGTCCGAGTCAGACCAACCGCCTTCGTTGGTGTAGTCGGTCTGGTCTTTATTTATACCAGGGCGAAATTTTAATGAAAAAAGAGGCATCTCAAATCACGGCGCGTCAGGCCACGTTGGGTCGCTCGCATCAGACGTAGCCGCCGGAAGATTTCTCAATGCGGTCCGGTACGTCACCCACGCTGCCGGTACATCCTCACCAGCCTCTTGAGCCTTCACGACAACCCAGTCGCAAGCAGCGAGCAATCGATCACGTTTTGCTCGAAGCGCCACCCACTCG